TGTATTCCGGTATGTGACTGATAAGAACGCCACACTGGATGCTTTTGAACCGGAAGGTGGATACGCATGTATGAGTATGTTTCATGGGCTTTGCGAATAGAAGTTTAATTCAATACAAATCAAAAAATGAACAAGTCATAGACTTTCAGGAGGACATTCTAAGAGTCTTAAAGGCTGTCAGTAAAATGGATTTGATAAAATTAGATGATAATTAATATGAAACAGACATTAGAAGAAGCCGCTAAACAAGGAGCTGAAGGATATAATATAGTTGGACAAGTTATTTATAAGTCCGGATTTAAAGCTGGTGCAAAATGGAAGAAAGAACAAGCAATTGAAATCCTTTCCTCCGTTTTAGAGAATTGGGTACATGGCGGTGATGCAGACTGTATCATTGCGGAGTTTGAAGAAAAATTAATGCACAAATAATAACGAATTAGAAAGAAAGGAGGAATAGCCATGCCAACAATACTAAGAGAAACTTATCCAACAGCAAGAAAAGAACATGGGTGTGAGTTTTGTGGTGAAAAGATAGCGATAGGACAAAAATATGTCCGTCAGACAAATATCTATGATGGAACTATCTATGACTTTGCCACACATCAAGAATGTAATGAGGTAGCTCATGAATTGAATATGTACGATGATTGCGATGATTCAGGTTTACACGGTGAATCCTTTCGTGAAAACTTGAGCGCATACGTATATGCCAACCATTACGATGAACACACAGATGATGTTTATACCAGTTGGCAATTGAATCATTATGAGATAGCGAAGAAAATATTGAAAGAACTTAAAACGGAGAAGTAAAATGGACCGTGCAATAAAATTCAGAGGCAAAAGCATATACGATGAAGAATGGCTGTATGGCTCTCTTGTTAAGATCGAAAAGGATAGATATGCCGTCATTCCATCCTTAAACGATATCGAAGCAGGGAAAAGCATCGGTATGTATGAGGTCTGTCTTGAAACCATAGGTCAATTCACCGGCTTGTATGACAAGAATGGTAAGGAGATATATGAAGGAGATATTCTCGGAACTGATATAATAACGGTAGGATGGGTAAAAGGTGGCGTCAGAGGCTATTGCTATGATGTCGTTTATATCAATCATCCAACAGGTGACAAAAGATGGTCGTTATATGGCACTGTAATGGAAGATTTTGAAGATAGAATAAAAGTAATAGATAACATCTACGATCATCCGGAATTAATCAAGGAGGAATAAAATTATGATAGAAAGAAAAGGTTGTAAAGAGTTTCAAGAACAGGACTTCTCTTGTTTGTAAATCAGTTCTTACATGTTTTTGGTTGGGCCATTGTTATATGTACTGATGAATGTTCTGGAGTTACCATTATGTATCCTGCTCGTGTAAAATTTCGAGGATTTGATGATAAAAGTGTAACAGAAGCCTACATAAAGCTATCTGAATACATGAAACAAAATTCAGAGAAACTGCTTGAAGAAATCAATAATCGGAAGGAGGAATAAAATGAAAGTATGTGAACTTATAGCTTTATTGCAGACTTGCATTCAGGACTTTGAACTAAAAGAGATAATTTTCACCAAAGATAAAAATGGTGAAGATGGAGTGGATATTATATATGATAACGAGGCTATGTTTGGTCAGAAGACAGAAACTGCCAATGAATAATATAAACAATGAGAAAGAAAAGAATAACAGTTAGATTTGATGATCGTACAATGATGCTGTTAAATGAGTTATCTGATATGACCAAAACAAATACATCGGTAATTGTTCGCGGAATGGTACATCGCAATATTGAGGATTTGATTGATAAGGCGGGTAATTGGAAAATAAAGGATGAGAACACTAAAAAACGGAAAGATTGATAAAAGAGTTATGTCCATGATTGTGCGAAACTACGATAAATTGAAGGATTTATGTATTTATCGCACTCATGGGCTATTATGTTCCAAAAGTTATGAGGATATATTTCATGATGCAATATTGTTTGTTTCTCAAGATAAAAAAGCGTCACTTATATTCTCTGAGGAGGAGTTGATACGTTATTTCAATTATCGCTTCCGGATGATACTTTACCAAACTATTAATGATAACAAACAATTAAAAGAGATACCTTATGCCGACTATATACAAACCTCAAAGAAAGAGGACTCAGAAGAATGACAATTATTATGTTGCGGAACGCCGGAAAATCTATAACTCAGAGCGATGGCGTAGTCTGCGTGCATGGAAGTTTGCTTGCAATCCGCTTTGCGAAATATGCCAAAAAGCGGGAAAGACAGTTCCTGCTGAAGATGTTCATCATATTATCTCGTTTATGAGTACTAATGATTCCGTAGAAAGGAAACGTCTTGCTTATGATTACGATAACCTAATGAGTTTGTGTAAACAATGTCATCAGAATATTCACAATGAGCGAATTAGATAAATATATTGTCAAGATCGACAATATGTACTTATCAGAGTTTACCTTCCTATGGATGTATTATGGACAGTCTTGTGATCTATTGTTTCAAAAGCCTCAGACCATAGGATGTACCGGCGTATGGGTAGTAGTGAAGGATGAGAATACCAAAAGATTCCTAAAGCGGGCAAAGGAGAAGACGGGATGAGAGCTATTTGAAGTAGATAAATAGTGTTAATAAAATAAAAACGGACAAGATGAGGAATATCTATTTTTATGCGTTTTTAGTTGGAAATTGATATAAAATAGTGTGTTTTCGTTTCTTTTTCGGGTGTTTTTGCCGTGTTTTATTGTGTTAAATTTGTGTTAATAGTGATAGTTGCTCCTTTTTATGAGGTTGTTTATCTTATGCGTTATTCCTATGGGACAATCTGATTAAGCGGAAAGAATAAAAAAATATGTAATGAAAAATAAACTTGTAGTCCTTTGTGTACTAATTCTATATGCTGAATTTATGTTAAAATTAACAAATTGTTCAATCGAAAGGGGATAGGGGGTCAAATTTGTGCGTTTTCAGCCTTCGAAACCTCGCCCCACCCTTCTTCACACGCACGGAACTTTTTTGAAAAAAGCCAAAGTGTTTCGTTGTGTTAAAATAGGTCAGACATATTAATGGTTTTTAGAAAAAGAAAAAGCTATGGCAAAATATAAAAAGATAACCTTCAGGATTCCGGACAGCATCCGTCATGATGAGGCTCGGAAGATTATAGCGGATATCGTGAAGCAGCTTAATAAAAGCGAGATGCTGGAAGTAGCCGATATACCTCAGTTGCATCGTATGTCAATTGCTTATGATACCTATCTGACCTGTGTCGACATTCTTGCAGAGGAAGGTCTGACGATGAGAAATTTAAAAGGCGAAATCGTGAAGCGTCCTGAAGCCAATTTATTAAAAGAGAGCTGGAGTCAATATCTGGAATTGGCGAAAGAGTATGGATTGACAGTGAAGAGTAAGGGGCAGATAAAAGCGTTGAATGTTGAAGATGCTGAGGAATCTCCATTAACTGCTTTTTTGAGAGAGAATAAGGAAATGCGTTAATGCAGACAAAAGCGTATTATAAGTATGCACAGGATGTCATAGAAGGCAATGTTGTTTGTGGTAGGTATATAAAACTTGCCGCAGAACGCTTTTTTGACTTTATGGAGAACGACCGGTATGAATTCAGGGAGGAGAAAGTTGACTATGTTATAAAGTTCTTTTCGATCCTGCGTCATTTTACGGGAAGGCATGCGGGAAAGCCGTTCGCGCTCCAGCCTTGGCAGCAGTTTGTGATTGCGTCTATTTATGGATTTTATGTGAAGGAGACCAATGAACGCTTAGTAAAATACGTGTATATAGAGATTTCAAGAAAAAACGGAAAGACAGCGTTTGCTGCCGGGTTATGTCTTTTTCATCTTATAGCAGATGGAGAAATGGATGCCGAGGTCGATTTGGCTGCAAACTCAAAAGATCAGGCAAAGATTGCTTTCAAGTTTTGTTCTCAGTTTGCTAAAGGGCTTGATCCAAGAGGAAGGGATCTGGTATCATTCAGGGATAAGGTAAAGTTTGAGCAGATGCTCAGTATACTTCAGGTTTTTGCGGCAGACGATTCCAAGTTGGATGGTTTTAATGCGTCAATGTATCTGATAGATGAGTATCATGCGGCTAAAAACTCCGGATTGAAGGATGTGCTCCAGTCTTCGCAGGGTATGCGCGATAATCCGATGGCTGTTATTATTACTACTGCCGGCTTTGACAAATTGGGTCCGTGTTATCAGTATCGGGAAATGTGTACTGAGGTTCTTTCCGGTTTAAAGGAAAATGATGCCTTGTTCGCGGCCATTTATTCGCTTGACGAAGGGGATGATTGGAAAGATCCTCAAAACTGGGGTAAAAGTAATCCGAATATTGGCGTAACCGTAAAGCCTCAGTACTTGCAGACCCAGGTTCAGTCAGCAAAGAACTCTCCTTCGGAAGAGGTTGGTATCAGAACTAAGAATTTCAACATATGGTGCGATTCTGAAACTATATGGATTCCGGATCATTATATATTGCAGGCATCTGCCGATATTGACTTCGAGCAGTTTAGCGGTATGGATTGTTATGCCGGTATCGACTTGTCCAGCACCAGCGACTTGACTTGTGCCTCATTTATGTTTCCCACAGAAGATAAGTATTATTTCAAAACGTTGTATTACCTTCCGGAGGCCGCCTTGCACGAGAAACGTTTCCGTGATCTATACGGAGAATGGCGCAGGCATAATCTTATAACCATAACTCCCGGTAATGTGACAGACTATGACTATATCCTCAATGATCTTATGCGAATTCGGGATATAGTTTATATTCAAAAAATAGCCTATGATGCATGGAATGCGACGCAATTCGTGATCAATGCGGAAGAAAAGGGATTTCCGATGGAACCTTTTTCCCAGGCATTGGGCAATTTCAACCGTCCGACCAAAGAGATGGAACGTTTAATCCTCTCTGGAAGGGCTGTGATTGATAATAATTTGATAAACAGACACTGTTTCCGCAATGTTACTATGGCAAGAGATAAAAATGGTAATACCAAGCCTTCCAAGCAGTTTGAGGAAAAGAAGATCGATGGAGTGATTGCCAAACTGGAAGCATTGGGTATTTATTTAGTTTCCCCAAGATACGGAGAATTTTATTGATTTGTCAGACACTTTTTTGGTTATACGTAAAAGTGTCTATAATGAGTATAAAAATTCCGTTTACCGGTATAGAAATAAGAAGGGCAACCAAGCAGGAGACTTCCCGTGTCACCGCTTGGAGTTACACTGGCGCAAGACCCATGCTCGCCAGTCGGAGCAAACCTATGCTTCTGTCTACTGTTTATCGTTGCGTTGACCTCATATCGGACAGTGTCGCTGTTCTCCCGCTAAAAACTTATTTACTTGACGAAGGTGGATTTAAAAAAGAGTATAAGACTCATCCGGCTTACATGATTCTTGATCTTGAACCGAATGAGGATATGACTCGTTTTGTCTTCTTTAAAACTCTGATGGCTTCTGTACTTCTGACGGGTAATGGATATGCCTACATAGAAAGGGACCGTAATTTGAACTTATTGCAGTTGATATACATACCGACCAGTCAGGTGACGATTGTATACATCACTGATAAAAATGGTATAATGCGTAAGCGTTACCAGGTAGTAGGTTTTAAGGAACTGGTTGAACCAAAAGACATGATCCATGTCCTGAATTTCTCTTATGATGGAATTATCGGCGTATCTACGTTGACTCATGCGCGTCAGACTCTTGGCATTGCTACAAAAAGCGAAGAGCATGCTTCCGGCTTCTTTGAATCAGGGGGTGCTGTCTCCGGAATATTGACTGTTGAGGATAAACGGTTAGATAAGAAGCAGAAGGATCAAATATATGAAACATGGGGAGAGAGAATGTCCCAGCATCCGAACGGAATAGCTGTATTGGAAGGAAACATGAAATATCAGCCGATTACTGTCAGTCCCAAGGATAGCCAGCTTCTTGAAAGTAGACAGTTTAATGTGGTGGATATCTGCCGTTTCTTCTCTGTGTCTCCTGTTAAGGCGTTCGATTTGTCTAAATCAAGCTATTCTACCGTTGAGGCTACTCAGCTTCAGTATCTGACCGATACGGCATTGGCTGTAATCACTAAAATAGAGCAGGAAATTAACCGAAAAGTATTTCTCAGATCAGAACGCGGCAGAATTATCGCGGAATTCGATACATCGGCCATTTTGCGTACTGATAAAGCAGCACAGGCCGCTTACTGGAAGGATATGTTTTATGTCGGAGCTGCTTCTCCAAATGAAATCCGACGTGAAAACAATCTTTCTCGTGTGGATAATGGAGATAAGGTTTTTGTACCGGTTAATACTCAGACGTTAGATAACGCTTTAATGCAGAAAATGCCTATTGAAGAAGAGATTGATCCCAGTTTGTCAGACAATAAAACGGTTAATAAGTAAAAGATTAGTTATGGATGAAAAAAGAGAGATAAGAAACACGTCATTTCAGGTCCAGGTGACCGGAGAGAATGAAGAAAAAAGAACTGTTGAAGGTTATGCGCTGCTATTTGATACCCCATCAGATGGATTATCATTTACTGAAGTCATTAAGCGTGGTGCTCTCGACGGAGTATTGGAGAAAAGTGATGTTTTTGCTCTATTAAACCATGATCAGAGAAGAGGGGTTCTTGCGAGAAGTAAATATGGTAAAGGTTCTTTGTCGCTATCGGTTGATGACAAGGGATTAAAATACCGCTTTGACGCTCCCAAAACCGCTCTGGGTGATGAATTGCTTGAGAATATCCGTCGCGGAGAAATCGGAGAAAGTTCTTTTTGTTTCGATGTCGAAAAAGATACATGGGAAAAGAGGAGTGATGGTAGTTGGAAGCGAACAATAGAGAAATTTGGCAATATCTATGATACTTCTCCGGTTTATAATGGGGCGTATAGTAAAACTTCAGTCTACATGCGTGGAAAAGAAGCAGCCGAAGAGGAGCTTCGTCATCGGGAACAGGAAATTCCTGAGTCTTACTACCAAAATATCGAGAAATCATTAAACATTTAATTTATAAATTATGGCAAAAGAAAAAAGTATTACAGACTTGAAGGATGAGAAGAAGCAGCTTTCTGCTCGTTCAAAAGAAATTATTGAGAAGGCTAAAGGTGAAAAGCGCCAGTTCTCTTCTGAAGAAAACGAGGAATTGGGAGTGAATCAGGCTCGAATGGCTGAAATCAATCTTGAAATCGAAGAGAGAGAGGAGGAAAATCGCGGTAAACGTCCTGTGAAGACAGTGACTACTGGAAATAGTGGATTTTCTATTCGTCGTGCTATTTTGGCACAGATGAATAAAACGGAACAACGTGACAGTGAAGCTGCTGTTATTGAAGAGGCGACCAGATTGCATCGTTCTGTAGCTGCTACTGCTGAAAATTGTGGTGAACTGATTCTCCCTTTGTCGTATCAGAAACGTGCGGCGTACACAGCGGGAACAGAAGCGACCACTGGTGTTGTCATTGACGAGGAACAGCAGGAGCTGTTGTTACCATTGGAGGCTAACCTGGTACTGTCTCAGGCGGGAGTGCGTATGATGACTGGACTGGTCGGAAACATCTACTGGCCTAAACATACCGCAGCTCAAGTTTTCTGGGAAGGTGAAAATACGGAAGCTAAAGATGGCAAGGGAGAATTCTCTAAAGGCAAGCTGTATAGTCCGAAACGTTTGACGGCTTACGTAGACATCTCTAAACAGTTGCTGATCCAGGAGAATCGTTCCGTGGAAGGATTGATCCGTCAGTTGCTCGCTATTGCCATTGCCCAGAAGGTGGAAAAAACAGCTCTGAGTAATGCTGAGACAGAAGAGAATGTCCCAGATGGTATGTTCCAGACGTTAAGTGACGTTAGCGGAGTTATGGACTGGGGAAAAGTTGTTGAATTGGAAACCAACGCAGATTTAAACAATGCTTTGTTCGGCAACTTGGCATATATTATGCATCCGTCTCTGGTTGGAAAAGCCAAAACAAAAGTAAAAGATCAATCCGGAGCTGGCGGCTTCCTCTTTGGCAATGATGGCACAGGTATGCTGAACGGTTATCGTGCATTGCGTACAAACAACATTCCTAAAGGGTTGCGAGACGCGAAAGACGAGTTCGGTATTGTGTTCGGTAATTGGGCCGACTATTTCCTGGGACAATGGGGAGCAATTGACATGACTGTAGACCCATACACGCAGGCAACTAAAGGTGCGGTCCGTCTGGTTATTAACTCTTATTGGAACATGGGTATGATTCGTCCGGAATCATTCACTATTGCATCAATGAAATAATATGGCATACGTCGAACTACAACTGGCAAAGAAGCATCTGAATGTAGAAGAATCTTTCACTGAAGATGACGAATACATCGAATGTCTTATTGAGGCTGCTGAGGCTGTTGTAGAGAAGGATATATGCGAGGAATTGAAAGCATTGTCCGGAGAGGATGGTAAAAGCCTGCCGGCTCCTCTCCGACAGTGTATTCTTCTGATGGTTGGTCAATATTATGCAAATCGGGAACCGGTTGCTTTTGTGCGGTCAAGTCAGGTTCCATTATCTTATAGCCATTTAGTTTCACTCTATCGGAATTACAACAGATGAGAGCAGGATTATTAAAATATACCCTTGTGTTTGAGGAGCCGGTCGAAGAAAAAACCGAAACGGGTTTTGTCCGTAAGGACTACCGGGAAGTGTTCCGATGCCGGGCATATCGCAAAAAACAGACGCTTCTCTCTGTTGACGAGAGTGCTTACGAGCAGTTTATCGGTCAGACAACGGTCATGCAAGTTCGGAAATATCCGCAAATTAAGTATGGTTGTCGTGTAAAGTACGCAGATAGCGTGTGGGAAATAAAGATGATTGAACCGGATGGCAATGAGCTGACCTTAACTCTAAAAAAGATAGATGTATGATTCAGGTCACGACAATAGACAAAGAGAATATTTACTACCTGATCCGTAATCTTGAAGATTTTGAGAAGGACAAGGCTGTAAGGAGCGGACTCCGGGCTGCAATGAATGTCTTCAGGGTTAAAGGAAGGAGTAATCTTCGTGCAAGGCTGCTCCATCACGGGAAACAGACCAATCATCTGATGAATTCTTTTACAACAAGGGTCAAGAGGAATAAGCTAGGCGCATTGGCTGGCTTTGACCGTCCGGGAGGTAACCATGCTCATTTGGTCGACAGAGGCACAAAGAAGCGTTATACCAAATCTGGCGCAAGTCGCGGTGTTATGCCGGGTAACAACTTTTGGGAGGATGCCCGGAATACGGAAGAAGAAAAAGCGATGCAGGCTGTTCATAAAGGAATCCAAAGAGCGGTTCAACGAATAAATGACAGACGATGAATAAGTTTAAGGTAACTAATGAGGTACGCGGCATTCTCCTTAAGTCAAAGGAGATTGTGGGGTATGTGGAAGATAAGATCTTCCCTGTGATGGCTCCAGAAAATACCGCTGGGGATTATATAATCTATCAGAGGGATGGGTACAAACAGGAGTATAGTAAAATGGGAGTAGCCCGTCAGACTCCATTGGTAAATGTGATCGCCATTAGTGAGGACTACGGACGCAGCCAGGATCTTGCCTCATTGATTTATGATTCCTTGTCCGGAGTATGGACAGATCCGGATATGCACATTCGGCTTGAAGACTCTACCGAGGGCTTCATTGATAATAAATACATTCAAGTTTTACAATTTTCAATTAGTTCATTATAGTTATGGCAGAAAAAAAATATGATTCGGCTAAAGACATGGTTGTCGGTGATAAGCTAATGCTTTTCGTTGAAACCGGAGAATCCTCTAGTAAGCAGATACTCCCTATTGCATTTGGAACCTCATGTAGCATTGACATAAGTGCTGATACAATTGATACGAGTAACAAGATGTCAGGTAACTGGAAGGAATATCTGACAGGACAGTTGGGATACACTGTCACCAGTGAAAGTATGTTGTCTCTTAAATCAGGTCATTTGTCTTTCGTCACATTAAAGGAATTGATGAAGGAGAGAACACCGATACCTTTTGTGATAGCAAAAACGGAAGAGACAGAGGGAGACTTCCCGAAAGGAGAAGAATATGTAAAAGGAAAAGCGATTATTACGGCTCTTTCCATGAAGGCAGACAATGGTGCGATCTGTACCAGCTCGGTAACCTTACAGGGAACCGGGCCTCTGGAAGATGGAGCCGGTGCTTGATTTCGATATAGTTAAAAGGTGGAGGCGGTCAGAGATGGCCGCCTTTTTAAATAGTTAGAATAATGAATGTGTGTTTAATCATAGAAACGGTACTTCTTATTTATTTGGCCGTGTGTCTTATATGCCATTTCAGAAAAGGGGATACAGGCAAGCCTAAGACTTCAGAATCCGCTCCTCCGCCAAAGATCAAGGCGTTGTCAGGCAGAATGAAGTTTAAGAAATGCACCATTAAGATGATTATCCGATGGGAGCAACTGACCAAAAAGCCTTTCTCTCAAATAGACTATACCGACAAGGAAGATGTAGATGCCTTGCTTTATGTGATGAATATAGACGGCATGAAGGATATCTATACTTATTCTGTTTTCAAAACGGCCATGTCTAACGATAAAATATTTAAGGAGTTGATTTCAGACATAGAGAGAATGAGTATTATTTCTTCTCAATTCCAGAAGGCATTGGATTCATCCGGAGAGAGTGCAGCTTCGGAATCATGTTTTGTTGGCGAGATAGTAGCTATGCTGATAATGGACGGACTGGACGCTCATTATGCAATGGAGGAAATGGAGATTTATGATCTTCCCCTGTATATCGAAGCGGATAACCGCAAGCGTAGAGAATCTCTGGAGTCCGAAAGATTGTGGACATATATGACGATCCTTCCTCATATAGACGGCAAGAAACTTCGTTCCGCTCAAGATATGTATCCGTTCCCCTGGGAGATCCAGGAGATGAAAGAAAAGGCTGAAGCTGAGATAAAGGCCAATGAGGAGGATTTCCGAAAGTTTATGGCCGGTGAATTATTTGATATAAACAAAGTGAATTGGAGTAAAAGTAATTAATTATGGCAAGCAGACTATCATTCTCAATAGCATTAAATTTCTTAACCGAGAATTTTAAGAAGGGAACGAACCAGGTAAAAACAGCCTTTCGTTCTATGCAGATGCAAGTCCTTACCTTCGCAGCAGCTCTTGGTGCAGGTGGTCTTGGATTAACCAATCTTGTCTCCCGTTTCATTGAGGTGGCCAAGGAATCAAGCCGGGTCACTACGGCTCTGAAGAATGTGTCCGGAACAATGGGACAGTTTGCGGAGAATCAGCGTTTTCTGCTGGATATGGCTAAGAAATACGGATTGGAGATTAACGCTCTGACAGGCAACTATGCAAAATTTACGGCGGCAGCTTCTATCTCCGGAATGACGATATTAGAGCAGAGAAAAATATTTGAATCCGTGTCTCGTGCTGTCACTGCTTTTGGCATGAGCGCAGAGGATAGTAATGGTGTATTCTTGGCTTTATCTCAGATGATGAGTAAGGGTAAGATTAGTTCAGAAGAATTACGCCTACAGATGGGAGAGCGAATTCCTATTGCTCTTCAGGCTATGGCAAGAGCTGCCGGGACTAGCGTTGCCGGTCTTGACGAATTGATGAAGAAAGGTAAATTGATGAGCGCGGATGTCCTTCCTAAATTTGCTAAAGCCTTGGACGAAATGATTCCCAATGTCGATACAGATAATCTGGAAACATCTCTGAATCGTCTGAAAAATGCCTTCACTGAGTTAGTCGATGAGGCGGATATCAAAGGCAAATATAAATCTCTTATCGATTGGGTTACTAGCGCAGTAAAAACGGCCACAGAAAATATCAGGAGTGTTATAACTTATGCGATTGCAGCAATCGTGGTATTGGTAACGAGCAAACTGGTTAATAATATCATATCTGCTATAGCCAAAGCCGAATTAGCCGCTAAGTCAGCAGCTCGCCGGGCTGCTAAGGATGCAGGAGTTGCATTTAATGAAGTTGAATGGAAAGCACAAAAGACGAGTGCTTCCATCAAGATGGCGTTTAGCAAGGCAATGGGATCATTAAAATCGTTATTGATCTCTTCTATCCCTACCGCTATTATTACTGTGCTCGGAGGCCTTATAGCCCATATGGTGACGCTAAAACAAGAAGCCGAAAGAATAAGAAAGGTTTTCTCTGATTATAAGAAAGAAGCGGCTAGTATTACGCATACTCCAGAGATAATTCAGTTAAAAGTAATTCAAGATTTATATAATAAAGCAGCAGATGGCTCTAAGTTAAAAGAAAAATATCAGAATCGCATTATAGAATTATTGGGAGGGGAATTAAAGAAAAATCAGGATATCAATGCTGCTGTACGCGAGAGAATTAAACTATTAGAGGCTACTGCTAAAGTAGATTTTTTCACGCAAAAGAAAATTGCAGCGGAGGACAAATTAAAAGATATATATAATAAACGCGGTGGCGAAGAGGCTTTTAATTTCCAATATAGAAATGCTATAGAGAATCAAGGAGTATTAAATTTTGGTGGTCCGGCTCCGATTATAGGAGAGATGGAAGAAGCTATAGCACTTAGAAATATTATAAAAGATGCTGATGCTAATCTGCACCAATATACGGAATATCTGGAAAAAAATAAGCCATCTATAACGACTCCTGCCACTACTACAGATACTTCCACCAAGAAGACTCTTCTCCAAAAACAGCAAGAGTCATATAACAAGCAGCTTGAGGAATTGGGTGCAGAGTTAGAACTTGGTAAGATTACTCAAGCAGAATATAACAAGGCATTGGGTGAACTGAACATCAAGATGTATGCTCAGGCAAAAGGAACAGGTGATAAGGATGTTTTAGGAAGTACTTATTTCCAAAGCCTTAAAACTGCTGCCGAGAAAGCGATAAGGGATCAGGATAAGAATGCTGCTCTTGTAGAATTCGAAAAGATTCAAAAGGAATACAATAATAAGGTAAAAGAACTCCAGTCACAAGAGTCTAAAGGGCTTATTACTCGAAAAGAGTTGAATGAGAACTTAGCTTCCCTTTCTTTGGATGCCGCAAAATCCGCTGCCAGTATAAAGGGTATTGGAGATGAGGCTGATGTCTTTATTGCAGCAATGAGTCTGAATGCAAAAATGCTTGCGTCTCCCATTAAAATAAAGCCTAGAGACACAACTTTTGATTATAAAAAGACCAAATCCGATATTGCCTCTGAGGAGCTGGAGGCAGCAAAGGAATATGCTGATCAACTGAAAGAGCAGGCCAAAAGCATGGGAAAGACTTTAGAGGATGAGGTTGCCAAATCATTAGCTAATGTCCCTACTTTGGAGAAGGCTTTAAAACTAGCTCAGGTGAAGGAGGATGTAAAGGATCTTACTAAGGAGCTTGGACAAATGAAATGGGATGCCCTAAAAGAAACTGTATCTACCATAGATGGGGTGGCTTCTGCTTTTCAAAGGCTGAAAGATGCTTTTGATCCGGAAACAGAGGCTTCGAGGTGGGAAAAACTGATGGCTATATGGAATACGCTGGCGAGCGTTGTAGATGGAATATTATCAGTAGCAAAGACCATTGAAAATATAACGGAACTTACGAATAAATTAGCTAAAGCTAAGGAGGCAGAAGCGGCGATAGATACTGCAACTACATCTCAAAAGGTTTCTAATGCCGCAACAGGAGCTGCTGCTACCGTTGCGGCTACGACTATCGAGAAAGAGGCAGCCAAAACGGAGGTAGCCGCTAATACGGCTAAGGGGGCTAGCGCGGTTGGAGCAAGTGCCGCAAAAAAACTGCCTTGGCCTATAAGCCTTATTGCAATTGGTGGAGCGATAGCTGCGGCTTTGGCGTTATTTGCTGCTATCCCTAAGTTTGCGCGTGGAGGAGTTGTGACCGGTGGGCCGTCGTCCGGAGATAAAATGCTAGCCCGTGTCAATGCCGGAGAGATGATACTCAATCAGGGACAGCAGTCTCACTTGTTTGAAGCCATTAATTCTGGAAGATTGGGTGGAGGTGGAAATATTCATTCGTCTGTCACTACAAGAGTAAGGGCTAAAGACTTGATTCTTACCATTAATAACGAACTTAAATCACAAGGAAAGAAACCTATATCATGAGTTACGGACTAATATATACAATACCATTTGCCACAATTGACAATATCTCATGCGTGGTCGAAATAGAAAAGGAAAACTATTCCGGAGAAGTAACGGAACTTAAAGGCGGTGCCTCTCCATTTACTGTTGATATTGCAGATGATGAGTTTCTCTATGTTCCTATTCGGTTTAGTACCGCAACAATTCGCATAGTAGGCAGTGATTACTTGCAGAGTTTGTTTACTACAGCTTACCAGGAATACCGGGTCGTGTTTAAAAAGAATGGAATAGTAACATGGATCGGTTTTATAAAGCCTGAGATATATACGCAAGATTATACCTCGGAAACCTTTGAACTTGAAATGGAGTGCATGAGTGCTATGTCTACTCTTGAGTTTATTGATTATGAGGTAGGAGGCAAAAAGAAAGAATTTGTTTCACTATGGAGTTTGTTGAAAAAATGTATAGAAGCGTCTTCTGCAAATTATAACGCTGTATATCTCCCCTATGTCTATGCGAAAAATGAGAAAGAGTACTTATCCGGCAGCAATATACTATATGAGATGAGAATTAGTGAACAAAACTTTTTCGATGAAGGCGGAAAGGCTATGAAGTTGAAAGAGGTTTTAGAGGAAGTATGCAAGTTTTTAAACTGGACTTGCGTAGACTGGAAAGGAGAGCTGTATTTTATTGATTTAGATTATGATGGTGTGTATCATAAATATAATGTTGCGCTAACGGAAAAAGAAGAAGTAGAGTTTAATAGTATTACAATACAAAATATAGGTTTCGCAGGTTCTGATCATTCTATGGATATTTTACCCGGATATAATAAGGTAACAATCAAATGCAGTAATTATCCGATTCCTGAGACTCTGAACTTCAGCGTAGATTATGATGATTTGGAACGATTAGTCACTTTGCCGGATATTGTATCCGGTGATGATGTTTCACATCGCCTTCTCTTGAATCCAGGCGATTTGGATATGTATCAATACGAGCAGTTTGCCCATCGTGTGGATATAAATGGATATAAGAACAATGTAGAGGCGGAAAACCTGCTAGGAGCTATTCCTATGCGGTATTGTAACTATAAAATGGTTGACAAGGATGGAGGGAAAGTTCCAGATATAACAGAATATAATTATACGGATATAATAAGAGTGAGGTTAAAAAACAAAGATGGAATAGTCTTAGGAGGATATGTTCCTGTTTTTATATTGAGGAGCCCATGTGTTGCTTATCCTCCCGGAGTGTTTTGTATTAATGCTTCTGTGAAATACTTTCAGAATGAAGAATTGTCTCCTTTGTCAAAAGACAGATGGGGAGGAAACTTAATGATAGGTACTAAATTGTTTATTGGCAATACAGATCTTACGACAGATGACCCGGTACTTGGAAATAACTTGTATAAATGCACATATATATCCTTTGGAGCATACGAAGATGGAGATTATAAATCTATAATCAATGATAAAAAATTGAATGATCCCTATCAAGGCGCATCGGGTAAAATGATATATTCTTCTTTTACTGGAAGTGGAATAACAACCGGTGAATTGGAGTTTCAATTGCTGGCCAGCATGTATCCGTCTGAAGTTAACAAGTATGGAGTCTTTTTGCAGAATTTTACTGTAAAATTTATCCCCAGGGATGGAGAGGACACCACGTCCAATTCAGATCGTATCTACGAAAATGTCATTAATGAAAACTATATTAATGAACTTGATGAAATTGAATTAAAAATCAGTTCATATAATCATGATGGTGCATGTTATGGCAAAGTTGTATTATCGACCGATTATTTAAGAGATGATCTGTATTCATACATAGAAGGAACCACCGTACGTCCGGAAGAGCAGCTTATCCGTAGAATAATCAACCGTTATAATACCACCCGCGTTAAGCTGACTCAGGTGATAAAAGAATCACCTGATATAACTCCGTTGTCTCGTTTGTCTGACAATTATATGGTTAATAAAAGATTCATTAATGCAGGCGGATCTATCGACTACAAGATGAATCGTTTCCAATGTGTAATGATAGAGATATGAGCAGTAATATCGTAATAAAAACAAGGGCTATTCCGGCTAGTTCGAGATCGAAGGATTATCGAAATAGTACTGTTGTACGCACAAGCGGTGGCGGAGGAGGGGGCTCTTCTTCATCAGGAGGTATTTCTGGGGATGTAGGATTAAGTAAGGATATCCGTGTAAATGCACCCAAAACAGGTTATGTGAATCCGGGAGACGTCCTGCGTAAAGGTATGGGATACGAACAAATATTCAGAAAGATGCTTTACGCTCCGATGCCGGCCACTCTTGTCGGGAAGATATCAACGGCTAATGATGTTGAGTTTGGCTCAAAAAAAGGAGTTTTAACTTATACTGCCACCCGTAATGATAACGGGGCCATGACTAAGGCTTTCTATGATAATGACGAAGAAAATATTCTAAATTTTTCCGAAGAAGATAATAGCGGTGTGCAGATTGCAACAAGGGAACTGGAAGGAAACTATACAAAGGGAGAGACTTATACAGCTACGGTTATGTATGATGCCGGTGAGGATGAAGATATTAAGGAATTGACATTGACAAGTAAGATAAGTGTCAACGTTTATCGTAAGTGGTTTGCCGGGCTGTGTGATTCTGTGCCTCAAACCTCGGATGAGGTACGTAGTTTGAAATCAAATGGCTTATATATAAAGGCGGGAACATATAAGTTCCCGGTAGATAAATGGAAGAAAATAGCGGTTTGTATTCCTGCTGATGAGGTTACTGAATTGACGCTTACTGCTTATCCGGGTAATTTCATAGAGGATACAGGAATTACTACCGGCCCAATAACAATATCTGTTGAAGGAGACAACAAAAGTGCCGCGATTGATTATAAAATGTGGGTTGTTCAGACTTCGGGATTGAATGATGCCGATACATTTACTTTTAAAACCGCATAGGATATGGTTAAGATAAACGGAAGTAGTTTTGCATTACAATATAAAAGAACGACAGGGAGACCTATCGATTCTACGGCAACTTTCAAAACACTGGAAGATGCGACATCATATGCCCGTAATACGGATGCGGAAGAATACTTTCCTTATCCGGCCCAGATAGTCTCTGTTGAGTCAGATGGAAGTGTGTATAAATTGTTGAAAGATGAGACTATATCGGAAGCGGATGGACGGAAGCATTATAAATTGTCTCCAATAATGACAGGAGACGATGCCGACGACAAATATCTCAGCAAAGTGGAAGACGATGAAGCCAAGGGGCTAATAACCTTCCTGGCCGGCATTGACGTTAAGATAAAAGCCGTTGTTCAGAAGCTAGTTGCTGAAGACGCGACTTTCTCAAAGGAAATATCATCAAAAGACTATGTGCAGAATCTCATTGGTTGGATGATTACTCCCGATGGGCATATCGATGCGAAATCGCTCCATCTCCGCGAATTTCTTGAGGTTCCGGAGCTTCGCTATAACCGCGTATCAATAACTTCGGGAGAGGACTGGCTTGCTCCCGGTGGTGGTATTATTGAATCCGTAAATGAATCCTCTCAGACTCTGACTTTGAAGCTGGAACCGGGAGAAGTTGCAAACCTTGCGGTAGATGACATTTGCAAGGGTATATTCAATAACAGTACAGGATTCCAGACTTCTTATTTCCGTATAACTCAAAAGATAAGCAATTCGGAGTTTAAATATACTCTTAGAAGCGGCTATTCATATCATCCTCAGAAGGCCATGCATTTTGTGGCATATGGTAACTTCACGGATGCGGAGCGACAGAAATCTGCTTATTCCACAAAGGATTATAAACGCTATCTTGCAGGAGTCAATAACTGGGAGATAACCTCTTCTATGGTTATGATGCAGCTAGGGGACTTATCTAATCTAGTCATTTCAGGACTGGATTTGTCCGGATACAGTGCATACCTTCGCAATGTGTATATGACCGGTACGATTAAACAGCTTTCACAAGATGGCACTACAGAAGTCCTTGTTCCCGCATTTAAGGGGGAATGGAAAGCAGGAAAGTATTGGTATTACGATGAAGTTACACACAACGGCAGTACATGGATATGTATTGAACCTAGTACTACGCAGGAACCGTCGGATTCTTCTACGGATTGGTTGAAAGTCGTTTCTGAGGGACGTCCTGGAGATGATGGAACAAGTCTTATTTTTAAAGGCGAATTCGCTTCTGCACCTAGTAATCCTCAAAACGGATGGTACTACCGTAATACTACCGACAAGAAATGTTATGTATACCAAGATGGGGTATGGCATTTGATGACCGAAGACGGAAGGCCGGGAGCGGATGGCGTCGGAAGTATATCCTCAATCCTTGATGATGGAATGCAGTCTGTTGCCTGCGATTCTTCCGGTGCTGTGATATCTGGCCTTCCTCTTACTACGACTTTTTCGATGTATTACGGAACTACTAAACTAGCTCTTGATTCTCTTGCTGTAGGAAGTGTTACAGGGGTGACATCATCGGCTAATAAGAGTACAGGAGTAATAACCGTATCTGCTATCACTACCGCAGCTTCTAATATAATCCGCATACCGGTGACAGGTAAGGCTTCATATAAAGACGCACAGTACGAGGGAACTGTTTATCTGTCTGTCAATAAGGTAAAGCCGGGAGCAAATGCTGTCATCTATTCCTTGCAGCCTTCCGTAAACGTAATAAAGAAGAATGCTGATGGTAGCAGTGAAGTCTCAAAGGTTTCCTGTCGGATAATGAAGACGGACGGAGCTTCTACTGTAGTGTCATCTCTGCCTGTCGGTTATTCAATGGACTATGTCATCGATTCCGGAACTGCAAACGGATATACTCCGGGAAACGATATTGCAGTATCAGGAATAACCAGTAAAATACAGTTCCGGCTTTACAGTGAGACTTCGGGAGTGGTGTTAGTTGATCAGCAAACCATTATTGTTCTCAAGGATGGAAGTAACGGAAAGCCGGGAGATGATGGAATAGGAGTACAAGATGTGGATGTGCTTTACTACCTTTCAACTTCTTCTAGTTCTCTTTCCGGTGGTTCTTGGTCGACGACTGCTCCGGCTTGGGTAAACGGAAAGTACATGTGGAGTAAAACGAAGGTCATATATACAGATGGTTCCACAACGGAAACAGATCCGGCTTGTATAACCGGCTCTAAAGGAGCTAATGGCTCCGATGGGAAAGGAGTGGCAAGTATTACAGAACAATATTATCTGTCTACCTCTTCGAGTTCTCTTATAGGCGGGTCATGGTCAACGAGTGTTCCCACATGGGTAAACGGAAAGTATATGTGGACCAGGTCAGTTATCACCTATACGGATGGTTCATCGACTACGACAGATGCTGTTTGCGTCACAGGAGCGAAGGGGGAAACGGGTATAGGAGTAAAGAGTTACAGAGAACAATATTACCTGTCTACATCCTATAGCACTCCGGCAGGTGGTTCATGGTCGTATAATGTACCAAGCTGGACAGATGGTAAATTCATGTGGACGCGAACTGTTGTCACTTATACCGATAATACAACTTGGACGAGTGATCCGGTCTGTGTAACAGGGAGTGCCGGACCTTCCGGTAAGGGGGTAAAATCTTTTGAGGTTCTGTATTATCTCTCAACTTCTTCCAGCACCTTAACAGGTGGGTCGTGGTCTACGACTGCTCCTAAGTGGGAGGATGGCAAATACATATGGACTAAAACTAAGGTTACTTACACTGATAATACAACATATGAGAGCGATCCTGCATGTTTAACCGGCGGACAAGGAAAGACTGGATTGCCGGGTGCAATGCTCCGGCCACGCGGAGAATGGAAACCGAATACTGAGTATTATCACAATGATGCGTTTATTGATACCGTTATCTATAATGGGAATAACAAACTCTGTAAGGTAACTCATACATCTACTTCTACATTTGATTCTACGAAATGGGATGAATTCAATGAGTTTATTAATGTTGCGACAAACGTATTGCTAGCGCAGAATGCGACAATTGACGTATTGGGAACTTCCGGAATATTTGTAGGTAATCTTGAAAAGACTCAGGGATGGATGATAACCGAAGGAGCCATAAAACATAATGAGACAGGTTTTGAATTAACTGCTGAAGGTGGGATAAATACAGCTAATGGAAAGCTGATATTGACTTCTAATAGCACCGTAATTCGAACTAACACCGGCAAAGATATCGCTTTGTTTAAAGAGGTTGATGGAGTTCCGATGATTGATGCCAAGAATATCAATACTGAAAACCTGGTGGTAACATCTGGAGCTATTCTAGGAGGATGGGAGATAAAGGATAATAATATAGTGTCTAGAGATATAGCTGATGCAAAGATTCTTTTAGAGGTTAGCGGTACTCGTTTTTTGCGCATTAATGAGTATGGAGGAGTTTCTTCTCAAGGGGCATATCCTTTTTTGTCTATACGTAATGATAATCAGGACTGTATTAATCTAAGCACGTATGGTAAAGGAGGAATTGCGTTAAGAATTATTGCTAACACTTCTGGTGGTGGGGCTATAGAAAGTTACGGATCGCATTTATTCGGTCAACGTCAATACGAAAAGTGGGATGCTCCCGGAGTGTTATGGGCCGCGCGTATTTCGTCAGGAGGTGGGATATCTGACAGATGGGGAGACGGATGCTATGTTGCTAGTGTCAGCAGAACTGATACGGGTAACTATGTTTTTCGTCATGAATTAGGCCACACTAATTATTTTATAATAGCTACAGGTGTGAACGAAAACTGGACTCTTTGTATAATATCAGACAAACAGGCCAATACTTTTACAGTAAAGACATTTCATAAGGACCAAGGATGGATCAATAGTGCATTTGAGGTCGCAGTTATAGGAAGAAATAAAGTATAAATATTATGATGAGAATAGACTTTAGAAAAATCGAAGTAATAGACATTGAAGGGAACAAGAGTACCATCGATGTATCGCAGAAGTTTGCTAATGCAATTTATCAAAACACAGGTGATATTGGTGAATTAGAAATTGCAAGGGAAATGTATAATAATGGTGTGGTTGATCTAACTACGGAGCAAGCAGAATCTTTTAAAAAGTATGCAGAGCTTTTTGTTCGGGCTATTGATCGTTTGTCAGTTATTAATGCTTTGTCAAAAGAATAATAATTGGAAATTTAAAAACAAATATTTATGAAAAAAGTATTTTATGACTCATGGCTTGCTAAAGCTATCTTATTTCCAAGCTATTCAACCATCACTTTGTTTGCTTGGGTATTTACTAAATGGTCCAAGACAGATGCCAGGCAGTCAACTATCAATCACGAATGTGTCCATGCCCGTCAGTGGATTGAACTGACTGTTGCATCTGGATTACTCCTATGGGCCGGAGGGTTGATCTTCGGATACTCAGCATGGTGGTTGGCATTATCTGCGGTTATATTTTATCTATGGTATGTACTCGAATGGTGCATCCGCCTAATCGGTAATATCTGCAATCGTGATGCATACCACATGGTCTCCTTTGAAAGGGAGGCCCGTCTAGCAGAGAGAGACAACAACTACTTGGAGAACAGCCACTATTTTGCCTGGCTTAAATTCTATAAAAAATAATGGAACAGATAAGTCAAATCGTAACGTTAATTGGTAGTGCTATTGCAACAATCCTTCTTCCTCTGTTGGGTGCATTTATGTTCTACGACTCCAAAAAGCGTAGGGAAGCAGCCCAGGCTGAAAAAGCAGAAGCGGATAACATCAGCCAGTATGCAGCAGAATGGAAGGAACTTTATGAGAAAAAAGAAGCTAAAGTTCACGAGTTGGATACTAAGATTGACCAGCTTTATGTTGAAAAGAATGAGGACCGTGAGCGTATCCGGGATTTACAGGCCAAAAACGCAAAGCTGGAACTTGAGAATCAGGCTTTAAATTTTAAGAAATGCGAAGTTCGGGGATGTAAAGACCGTCAGCCACCAAGCGATTACTAAATAAAAGAGTATGAGTTGGATCAAAGAAAGTAACCGTCCTAAGCACCTGCTTTATGCTATCCCGGCAGGCGCATTGCTTACCATCTTGTTTGTCGCAGGATTGGCGGCAGGAATGGAATTCAAGGATAAACAATGGGGTGGCAAATGGGACTGGCTTGATATTGCGGCGACATTGATTGGAGGCCTTATCGGTCAGGTTATTCAGGCATTAGTATTGATTTTAATATTATAGAGAAATATATATGGAGTTAAGAGTAGAAAGACTTTGGAAAAAAGATAAATATACAGTTGGACGTCTGTTCGTTGACGGAAATATGTTTTGCAACACATTAGAGGATCGGTTGCGCGATCTTTCCGCAGAAAAGAAGATTCCCGAACAAACAGCCATTCCTGCCGGTAAATATAAAGTGATATATAATTGGTCCCCTAAATTCGGACGCAATTTGCCTCGTTTGCTTAATGTACCTTATTTTGATGGTATACTAATCCATCCGGGAAGTACCGCTGATGATAGTGCTGGGTGTATCCTGGTAGGGAAAAATACTGAGGTTGGCCGTCTCACAGAATCTCGATATACTTCCGATCGACTTAACGTATTGATTGAAGATGCTCAAAGGAAGGGAGAGGAGATTACCATTGAAATTATAAACTAAAAATAGAGGAGAAATAATCATGGACTTACAATTTACAAAAATAGAAGATCAGGACTTGTACGCTGCCGAAGCAGTAGTGAATGCCGATTTCAACATCCACCTTGAGCGAACCGCAGCTAGTCGTTTGAACATCTTTCAGCGTACTCCGACGGAGGGTGATTTCGAACCGGTATATCTGCCATCCAACGTACAGAATAACACCGGAAAGACTTTTGACTGTGATTTCAGTGCTTTGGTTTACCCCAAAACAATCCGCATTGAGAGCTATTCTGAGGTAACAACAGGTATCTTAACGGAGGCAGAATAATGCTAAACAGGTTATCTTTAAATAAACTGAGTCTTAACCGGGTCGATTTAAATCGAATCGGTGGTCGTGATGTAGGGGTGTCCGGTCGTCCCTACATCGACCCCGAACTACTCAGCCGCGTCAAGATGGCTATATCCACCTGGGGCAAGACTAACGACGACCCTGACCGGGCAATCTTGAAGGACTTGTCCGGCAACGGGAACGACATGCGCCTGCTGAACTTCGGATTTGCAGAGGGTAGTGGATATGGATTGCCGGGAACCGACTTCGAAGGCTGGCTATGTACAGACGGAGTAGACGACATAATCGAGTCCGTCAAGCCTGTATCTGAGATGTTGGAGGGCAGTAATGAGATTACGGTGGTGAGTATTATCCATCAGATATCACAGATTCCCGGAAGTGAAAGTAATAAAGGGCTAAATAATCAAATTGTTTATTATGATAC